GTAACCTATTCATTTCCTCTGCACTTTGAGAAACGACCGCTAGGTTACCTGCTCCTCTTTGTATTTCTTCTAGGCTGAAGGGTACTTTGCTTGCAAATTCTGTTAAACCTCTGAAGGCTTTTTCGCCCTCTCTTACATCATCAAATAGAAACTTAAATCTTACTTGTAGCCTTTCCGTTTCCCTTGCGGTATCCAGAAAACTTTTAGCGACTAAAGTACCACCTATGCCTACTAAAGCGGTTTGTAAGTTAAAAACAGATTTTTTAAGATTGTTAAGACCTGTAGACGCTGACTTCATAGCCTGTCTAGTCTTGTCCTTCGCTATGATATCGATATTTACTTGTTTTGTTGCCACTATCTACTTGCCTTTGCTAGTCGTTGTTCTCGTTCTCTTTCTTCATGTTGGATTTGAAAGTAAGCAATCCACATATTAAATTCTTCAACTGACATTTGCAAGATTTCGGAAACTGTCTTGTGTAGCTTTTCGGCTAAACCAAAGATGTTATGCAACTCTGCATCATTCTTTAGTTTTTTTTATAATCCTCAATATTTTCATTTCCTGTTCCCATTATCTTTGTGGCAACGTCTGCGATTACATTTGTGTCAGCTTTTGTTTTAAAGGCTAGAATGTGCTTGGCGTTGAACATCTTATCGCCATCTTTCGTTAACGCTTTTTCAATGATAACGTCAATGAGTACAAGCAAATCAGTATTCGTAGCACCCTTGAATATCTTTTGTTTCTCAAGCATATTGAAAGGCTTGGTATGAATAGCTTTATCTCCAGTCAAACCCCACTCTGGAACTTCAATAATCTGTGTGTCTAGCTGACTAAAATGGTCACGAATACCATCAAAATAGTCAATCGATGAATCTGTCATTTTAGACTGTTCCGATGGTCAACCCACCATTACCTTGCAAGGAAACAGTCCTTGTGGTTACACCATCTAAGGTAACACCTACAGACATTCCAGTTACTATACCAGTTCCAGAAAACTTTCTATCTCCAGATGCACTTCCTTCTGGCATAAACTCAAAACTCGCACTAGCACCTTGAACTAATGTTGTTTGTCCAGAATCAGTTTCATCAAAGTTCATATCTATAGTAGCTGTGAATGTACCTCGACCAACAAGATAGGACTTCATTGAATTACCTAGTGCTGTATCCTCAACTACATCATGTGTAGTGTCTATGGTGAAGCCTGTTGCGTTACCGACCGCAGTACCCCCAACATGAACAACCCCTTCTTTTCCGTGATGTGTAGCCATTTTTTACTCCTTTTCTTCTTTGGGTTTTTCGGCTTTTTTAGAAACCGCCTTTTCGTCGTGTACCTTATAGCCATTTTTTTCAAAATGTTCTATATGGTCCTCGACACATTTTATAATACTTTCGCCTTTTTTCATAGTCACATTTTTAGCCATTATGCACTCCCTCTTGTAAATTCATAAATTACCCTTGCTGTTATTCGTACACCACCATAAGGGTATATTGTACCCTCGTCCGTAGATGCTTCGATTATCTGAGTATCTATAGCATTACCATTTCTAGTTATATCATTATCTAACGTTTCTTCAACAACTTCTATAATCTGGTTTCTTACTGTGTCTATATTGGTGCTTGTACCTTTGCCAAAAGCCACAATCAAAAAGTCTATCGTTCCTCTATATGTTCCTGCACCTGTATCACCTATGCTTGAAACTTCCCTTGTTTCATCACCAGACTGAATAAACATAGCAGGGAATTGTGCGTCACTTAGTTCTTCTACTTCAAATGGTTCTCGTGTAATCTTTTTGAACTCAATAGGACTTGTAACCGCATCAAGCTTTGTAATTATATCACCTGCAATGTTTTCTCTTTTGCTCATAACCGCATTTCTTTGAAATAAAAACTCGCAAACTCTGCTTTAAGCTTATCTTCTTCTTTATTACCTATAGCGAAAAATGGTCTTGTTATACGTCTTTTACCTACCCCAAATGTGTCGTGAAAACTCGCTATCTTTGCTCTTTCCATGTTTGAGAAGAATAATGTGCTTTTTAAACCGCCTGTTTTGAAATCTAAGCTACGAAACATCTTGCCTGTGTCTGTAAGGTCTACAAATCCTGTCTGTCTACCCCTTTTCTTTCTGCTTCTGACTGTGCCTTTAGCGTATGCCCTCATTTGACCCCCATCTGGTAGCTTGCCAGACTGTGTACGCTTGGTAATCATAAGAACAGCCATATTAGAAACCCTATTCAATGATTTCTGTATGACCGCCTTTTGTTTCCTACCTATGTTCTTCAATAGGTTTGTGACGGCTATAGAATTTACGTCAACTTTTACGTCAACTGCCATTAGCGTACTAATCTCAAATAATGTATGGCTTCTTTTTCTGAGTCGGATACTGTACCACCACCATCTTCATCATATTCGACGCCATCCCTCAATACAGCTTGGAACTCTTCTTCATATCTATCTCTGTAGAAGTCAATCTGCACTTGAAATGTGTCTTTGCCCTCTCCTGTGTCTGGGTCACGCCATTTAGTCAAAATTGGATAAACGTATTTCCATAAGGTGAGATAAACAACTGACTGTATCCATTGTGAGTTAGTCAGCTTGCTATTGGTCATTTCAACCGATGTTATTTTTGTAATGTCCTTATAGCGTACTGTGTGGCGGTATCTTTCCCACCATTCTTCTCTTACACGCCTTAGAACATCATTTTCCGCTAACTGCATTTGATTTTCAAAGTCTGTAATACCAAACCCTAGTATATCTGGCTGTATCTTTTGTAAATCGCTATGAGCAACACTAAATAAAGTAGTAGCCATTATTCAGCCTTTTTTGTTTTCTTAGGCTTTGTCGGTTCTTCCATTACTGGCTTTGGCTCTACTTTTGGTTGTGCTTTTGGCTTTCCATCGTCAAGCTTCCACCCTCGTATTCCCCACATCTTTATATTGTTCTCGTAATCTACTTTAGGTCTTTCAATAACCCTATCGCCTTTAACAAGCTTTACCATTTCCATTGTTATAATCCCTTAAAAAAAGGGGGTAGTTTCCCACCCCCATAGTTTTTATGTAGCTAGTGTGTCGGCAGTTAACTTAACTCCATAACTATCATGTATTTCACTAACTCCATAAACGGCAGTTGCAACAATTTCATCTGCTCTCAAAGAAGCATCTCTTTGAGTTTCAAGCTTTAGGTCTTGCATCATTGCTAACGCTAGAGCGTCTTGAGAGAATACACCACCGATAGAGTCATCAGAACCATCTACAGAGATATTTGAAGATTCAAAGATTTGAACCCCTGCAATAGTTCCTACAAAACCGCTTCGCATAGCTTCGTTTGACAATTCGGTATCTCTACCCACAAAGGTGTTGGTCAAAGACTTCTTGACGTTGAAAATCTGCTTTGGGTGAAAGACACCATAGTAAGGCGCAGGTGCATTTGCTGTTCTTAGTTCTGCGCTTGCTTCAAAGATGTCTTGCACTGTGAGTTCTTGACCTGCTCCACCTGCTTTTTCTGTTGAAAACCCTGTGAATAACGCTGATAGGTCTGCATCTACTTTTCTTGCGATAGCTTCACCGAATAATCTACCAATGTCACCTGCAACATTTCTAGATGCTGAGTTTCTAGCTAAATCGGTCAATGTGGTCATAATACCCACTTCACTAGCTGTGATAGTTACAGAACTTGGGTTAACGGCTGTATTGGATAGGTCAGATGCTTCACTAACGGCTGACGCTGATACTGTGGCATAAACTGGTACTTCTACCGCCTTACCACCACCTGTTATAGTGTAGTTTCTTACAAGGTTTCTCATTATTGACTGCTCGCTTGCTACGAACAATGCTTCTGCTACGATTTCAGTGTAGAGTTCTGAAATGGTACTACTGGTTGTTTCATTTGCCATTGTTTACTCCTTTAAATAAAACAAATTAAGGGTTTGAGTTAATCACATAGGGTTTAGAATTTCGTTGCTTTCGATATTCAGCATACTTCTTTCTGTCCTCTGGATTGTTCATGTTTAATTCACTCA